TTTGATGGCGGAGCATTTATTGTGCTTGAAGCTGGTGATTACATTACAATTGAGACCACTGACACTGCAGGGTCGGGTGTACCAGATACGGATGCCTTCTGTACTGTTGAAGAATTCTTCATTCCAAGTGTCAGTTAATAACAGTATCGCTGAGGACTTGCGTAGCTGGTCTAAGCATGTCCTTGAAGTTCCGAGTGAACACCTCAACGGATTACCTCCATGCCCATACGCTAGGAAGGCATGGCTAGAGAACAAGGTAACTGTCATTGAGACTGAAGATGTTTTACTGTCAGCACTCCTGAACAGGCATCTTGTAGATGAATATGATTTAGTTGTCGTTGCATCGTATGTACTACCAGATGCGGAGACAATGGAAAAGACAATCAGTGAGTACAACGATGCACTCGCCAGAGATGATCTGTACTTCATGCTCTTCCACCCTGACTACGGTGCTGAAGAAGCTGACTTAGACTTCCTGTACGATACAGACTGGGAGTCTAGCATTGAAGATGAGTATTGCATGGTGTTTATTCAGAAGCTATCTAAGGTGGATGATTACTCACTGCAATTAGAAAAGAAAGGTTATTACGATGCCTTTCCTGAAGATGAGTATCAAACCCTAGTACTAGACAGAAGGAAACGTAGACATGGCTATGAAACCAAGAGCAATGACTAAGAAGAAGCCAGCAATGGCACGTGGCGGTAAAGCTACAGACAAGACTAAAATGATGCGTGGTGGTAAGGTCACAGACAAAGCCAAGATGGCACGTGGTGGCAAGGCTACTGATAAGACTAAAATGATGCGTGGCGGCATGACTGCAAAGAAAAAGAAGTAATATAATGAAAGGCGGCAAGGCAAAATCAAGCTCAATGAATGCTGTGCATATGTCTAAGGGTGGTAAGATATGCGCTAAAGGTAAAGCTTGGGCCAAGCGTACGTTTGACACCTACCCGAGTGCGTATGCAAACATGGCCGCAAGTAAATACTGTAAAGATCCTAACTACGCCAAAAAATCTAAAAAGAAAAAGAGTAACTAGTATGGGTGAACTCAAGAAGTGGCGTGAGCAAAACTGGGTTCGTATCGGAACAGACGGTGAGATCAAGGGCAAGTGTGGCACCAGTAAAAATAAGAAGAATCCAGACCGGTGCCTGCCCAAAAGCAAAGCCAAAAGCTTGAGTAAAAGTGAACGAGCATCGACTGCAAGAAAAAAGAAGAAAGCAGGTTCTAAAGGCAAGACCGTTGTAAAGAATACTCGTAAGGCAACTGTGAAGAGTAAGAAATAATGTTCAGTTGCAAACTCACTAAAAAACAACAAAAGTTTTTTGGCATGTTTTTTAGACACGAGGTAGTTTTAAGAAAGGTATAGTAATATGGCCTACACTAAAAAGAAAGGATTGATGGCACCTATTAATTTAGAAGAATCACCTGATGAAAAAAGTTGCCCTGTTGCGACTACCGACGTTGTAGTTAATACAAAGAATCGCAATTACGCAATTAAAGAACATGGATATGGTCCACTAAATCCAGACAAGCCAAGTGAAGACTTTTGGTCAGATATCGCAGATTTATGGGGTATTACAGAAAAAGAAGCAAAAGTATCACGATGTGAAAATTGTGCGGCATTTATTCAGACACCGCATATGATTTCTTGCATTGAAAATCATGTAGGCTTGGATGAAGACTATGATAAATCTGCTGAAGATTTTCGTGATACATACCGATATGAGACAGCAAAGGCTTCTAATTTAGGATATTGCCAACTGTTCGGATTTAAATGTGCAGGTAAGCGTGTGTGCAACGCTTGGGTTCACGGCGGACCTATTACTTAATCAAGGGAAATGACATGACTAGCAGAAAACGCTCACTAACAGAAAAGCAAGAGAAGTTCCTTGACGTGCTTTTTGAAGAGGCACGTGGTAGCTTCGTTGAGGCTAAGCGTCTGGCTGGTTATTCTGACAATCAGCATACAGCGCAGATTGTTGAAGCACTTAAAGAAGAAATACTTGAGCGTACTAACATGTACCTCGCCTCAAACGCACCCCGTGCGGCGATGGCTATGGTTGGTGCAATTGTTGATCCGACTGAGCTAGGCATTAAAGAAAAGATGACAGCCGCTAAAGAAGTCATGGATCGTGTAGGCATTATTAAGTCTGAGAAGTTACAAGTTGAATCTTCAGGTGGTGTGATGATTCTACCCCCGAAGAAGTCAGGTGAAGATGACGACGAGTAGATCAGCGGGCAAGTGGATACTTCCACAGCCACCTGAAGCAATTTCAGATGAGGACTTCTTGCCCATACCACGGATAGCTCGTACTATTCCATTTGGTTATAAGGAAGATCCTTCTGATAACGATATGTTATTACCAGTGCCTAGAGAGCTAAGAGCACTGGAAAAAGCTAAAGAATATTTGAAGCAATACAGCTACAGGGAAGTTGCGAACTGGCTGACAAAACAGACGGATCGTAGCATCTCTCATATGGGATTGAAAAAACGGATACAAAGTGAGCAATCCAACAAAAGACGAAGTGCAACTCTCCGTGAATGGGCCAGAAGGTACGAAAAGGCGATCACCACGGCGGAAGTCCTCGAAAGGTCAAGGGTCGGGGCAAGGCAATCCAGAATTGTCGAAGGAGAAGTCGAAGGCTCAGAATCAGGCAAAGAAACAACCGAAGATTGAGATTCACGAGAATGCTCATGAAGAACCTGAATTTGAGCCTATAAGGCCGGAAGAGCACAATGTAATCTTCAAGCCTAACGCAGGACCGCAGACTGAGTTCCTAGCATCAGGTGAGCGTGAAGTTCTGTACGGCGGTGCGGCAGGTGGAGGTAAGTCCTACGCAATGCTCGCAGATCCTCTCAGATTCATGGGTCATCCATCCTTTAGTGGGTTGCTATTACGACACACGAATGAGGAGCTTAGAGAGCTTGTATGGAAGTCTCAGGAGATGTATCCCAAGATCTGGCCGGGCATTAAATGGTCAGAGCGTAAGATGCAGTGGACTGCCCCATCAGGTGCGAGACTCTGGTTCTCATATCTCGACAGGGATGAAGACGTATTACGATACCAAGGACAGGCATTTAGCTGGATTGGTTTTGACGAATTGACACAGTGGCATACACCATTCGCATGGGACTACATGCGTTCTCGTTTGCGTAGTACAGCAGACGATCTGCCTACATATATGCGAGCGACAACAAACCCCGGCGGTCCCGGACATGCTTGGGTTAAGAAGATGTTTATTGACCCCGCCCCTCCGGGTAAAGCATTTAATGCGACAGATATTGAAAGTGGTAAAACTTTGTGTTATCCTTCGGGGCACTCAAGGGCGGGTGAACCACTATTTAAACGCAGGTTCATCCCTGCAATGTTGACAGACAATCCTCATCTTTATGAACAGGGTGACTACGAAGCGATGCTCCTGTCGTTACCTGAGCATCAACGTAAGCAGTTATTAGAGGGTAATTGGGATGTTGCAGAGGGTGCGGCGTTTACCGAATTTGATCGGAATATCCACGTGGTGGAGCCTTTTGATATACCTAACAATTGGGTTAAGTTCCGTGCTTGCGACTACGGTTATGGCTCCTTTTCTGCTGTTGTATGGTTTGCCTGTACTCCTGACGAACAGCTTATTGTCTATCGTGAGTTATATGTTAGTAAGGTCTTGGCAACTGATCTTGCAGATATGGTACTTGAACTTGAAGCGAATGACGGTAACATCAAGTACGGGGTACTAGACAGTTCTTGCTGGCACAAGCGAGGTGACACCGGGCCATCACTGGCAGAACAGATGATAGCAAAGGGATGTCGATGGAGGCCTTCAGATCGTTCTGCAGGCTCTCGTGTTGCAGGTAAAAACGAATTACACAGACGACTGCAAGTCGATGAATACAGCAATGAGCCACGATTAGTGTTTTTTAACAACTGCACTAACTTAGTTGCTCAGTTGCCCATCATCCCATTGGACAAAAAGAATCCTGAAGACATTGATACGAAGTCTGAGGATCACCTGTATGACGCACTGCGTTATGGGATAATGTCCCGCCCTAGGTTCTCAATATGGGATTTTGATCCTACTCACCAAAAACCATCGAGCTACGTACCAGCCGATTCTACAT